TTATCGAAAGCGCCGTTCTCTCTGCATTCGCATCAGGGCAGAGCGCGGGCTTTCCTCCGGCTTGATGTCGTAGCTGCAACCGATGCAGCCGCCCTTCCAACTGCCTGCCCGCTCGCCAACTTCGCCGCTGAACTGCACGTCGATGCTGTCAAAGACGCGCTTCGGCATGATGGAACGGAGAAAGCGGCGGAAGCGAATAGGGCCGAACCACTGCCTGCCATGGAAGGCGCGGCGGCGGGTGATAGTCGCCTCCACCTCTTGCACCTCGCCAGACTGAAGCATGTAACGGTAGGGGTGAACTTCGCTCCACTTCTCCGGGCCTACGGGGCCGGTATAGCGATGCAGCGGGTTCGGATGCTGGCGCGACCATGTGTTTTCCGGATGGCTGCGGTCATCGTGCCAGTTCAGGTCCGTGCCGAGATATTCGGTGCGGATATGCTCAAGCCCCCAAGGCCACCACAGCATCTTGGACCGCTTGCCCCAATGCAGGTGCAGGCCTTCTTCCGAACTGCTAAAGCCATATTGCGAGCGATCCATTCCGTAGTCACCGCCCCGGAAGAAGCGGCGCGTCCAAAGCGGCAGCGGCGCGAACCAGGTGAAGAAGCCGAAGCCCAGCATCAGGGACGGCCTATCGTCATCAATCATGTCGCCATAGAACACAGCCTTGCAGGCCACAGTCTTGTAGCGATAGCCAATCTCGCCAACCTTCGTGCGGACAGAGCCGTCACCAGCCCAATAGGTCGCGCCGAGTAACTTGGCCCACAACGGCATCTTTGGCTCGCGGCCATATGTTTCGAACGGTGCGCTCACGCCCGCACCTCCGCCTGCTGCTTGTCGCGGGCTTGTGCTTTGCGGCGAGCGTTCGCGGCCACCAGCGGGGCCATGATCTTCGCCAGCTTCGCTTCCTTCTCGGTCAGGAGGGCGCGGTAGCTGTCGCGTTCTTCTGTTAGCCTCTGAATAGTCGCCTGATAGGCACGCGATGCAGCGGCATATTCCGCCCTGCTGACCGTCTCTTCCTTCGGCTTGCGTTTGAATAGGTTCATGGGTGATCCCCTTTAAGCTGCTTCCGCGCCTTCCCGGCGCAAATCCTCGACATCGACGCCAAGCCACTTCGATAGGGTGGCCAGCGCCCAGGTGACGTATTCCGCCCGCTCTGGTTCGGTCATGCGGTGGAAGGCGGTCGATGCGGCGTCGTAGTCCTTCACCTTGTCACCGCTCGGCAGGGTGACGACCGGGACGAGGCCGTAGCGATCCTTCAAAATCTTGTGCAGGAGGCCGGTGGTCAGGGCGTCGCCCTCAATCCGCTCGCTCAGCATCGGCGTCACCATGCCCAGCACGGCCCAATAGAGGCCATTCCGGCGCACGTTGCCACCAACCGCCGTGATGCGGACGCGGACAGGTTTGTCACCCACGTTCGCCATCGCTTCCTCTGCTGCCCGGTTGGCAGGCCGCAGCGAGCCAAACACGCGCTTGAACAAGAGAGGCGGATTGTCATCAGCCATTCCAATTCTCCCAACTCTTCACTGCGATGGCGATCAAATCCACGCCGGTTGCTTCCTGAAACTTCGCTTCGCTGCCGAGCAGATGGACGCTGGCGTCGCCCATGTTATGGTGGCTGGCGCAAAGGACCGCGACGTAGCGATGATCGCGCTGCCGGGTCTTTTGCGGGAGGCGGGCAAGGATGTGGTGGATCACCGTATCCCCTGCCCCACAGACCACACATCGGCGCTCCAAACTGCTCCAGTAATCCTTGACGAGCCTGTCAGGAAACCGGCCCTTCGCCTTCACCCGCCCGTGCTGGACGCGCCCCTCGTTCCTGCGGGGTTCCTTCCGCTTTTTAGGAAGAGGGGAGCGCCGCATCAGCATCAGAACGGCACTTCGTCATCGAGATCGGCGGGGGACTGATTGCGCGGGCTTTCCCGGCGACCGAAGCCGTCCTGATTGCGATGCGTCAGCCTATCGTCCTGCTGTTGGCCGCTCGCACCATCGAGCATCACCAGCTTGGCATCGAAGCCCTGCAAGATGATCTCGGTGGAATAGCGGTCATTGCCCGATTGATCTTGCCATTTGCGAGTGGCCATCTTGCCAGACACAAATACCTTGGAGCCCTTGCGGAGGAACCTCTCGGCTACCCCGGCAAGCCCCTCCGAGAAGATCACGACGCTGACCCACTCGGTCTTTTCGCGGCGTTCACCTTGCTGATCCCGCCATTTCTCCGTGACGGCCAAGCGAAGGTTGCCGATCTTCTTTCCGGCCTGTGTGGAACGAAACTCAGGGTCTGCCCCAAGGTGTCCGATGAATTGGCACTGATTGAGCATTATGCTGCCTTCCGGTAGAGCGCGGTCAGGGCGGCCACATCGGCATCGACCTCCGCGAGAAATTCAGTGACCATCGCCTCCAGTTCAGCGATGCGGGCGTCGTCGCGATGGTGGCGCTTGACGAACAATTGCAGTTCTTCAGGCATCCGAGGATCGAACGACACGAAGTCGCACCACTGGCGGCCGGTGCAGGCCATTTGCCAATCCATCTGGCCGATATACTTGGCCGGGATCGCCTGCCCCTTCAGCGTGTCGATGTGGGTGGCGGTGTTCGGACACTTGATCTCGACCAAGCCGTCATCGCCAACCAGACCGTCAGGTGACGCGCCGCCCATGTCGATCCGGGGGTGGATCACAAAGGCTTCCTCGACCACTTTCTGGCCGTGCAGGAAGGCGTAGGCGGTGCGCGCCTGCTCCTCGGTATCAATGCCCCACTGCATGGCGGCATTGGTGAAGCTGTCCTGCTGCTGACCCGTGAGTCGTTCTGCCACAAGCTGGGCGCGGTAGTTCGCCCTGCCCGCTCCCCAGCCCGTCTTGGTCTTGGCGCACACATCAGCGATGCGCGATGCAGTGACCTTGCCCAAGCGGGCCGCGAACCAATCTGCGCTACGCTGCTCCATCACGCGGCCTCCTGCACAGGTGCGGCAAGGGTAGGCTTGGCCTTCAGCGCCTTTAGGGCGTGCTCAAAGCGGCTTGCCGGAAGCTCCGGGAGCGCGTCGATCTTGTAGAACTTGCACAGCACCTCAAGATCAGCGCCAGTCCGCTCTACCTCTTTGCGAAGGTCGGCAAGCTGCTCCGGCGAGACATGGGCAGATACAACCTCATGCGTCGTCGCGTCTGCGTCATTGTCACCCTCAGTTGGGATGGCGAACGCCTGAAAAGCGGCGTACTTGTATGCTGCCGACATGGCTTTGTTGGTCGCCTTGTCGCCGCTGTCCATCGCCTCGCCAAAGGTGCGGACCGTGTGCTTGCTGCCATCTTCGGCCGAGACGAAATCAAATTCGGCTTCGACCGTCACATAGAAGATAGCGTTGCCCTTGGCGGACTTGCGCTCCACCACTTCACGGCTCAGCATTCGAGGGAGGATGCACAGGCCATGCTTGGCGAGTAGCGGCGACAGGGCATTGTAAACATCATCGATGCCGCGAAACATGTAGCTGGCACCGGGGGTCTGATTTTTGCGGTTCTTGCCGATGCCTTCCTTGGCAAGCTCGCCCTGAATGCAGGCGATGGCCTTATAGACGCTCATTTGGCGCTCCTTTCGAGAAAAACGGCCTCTCCCCCGGCAATCTGCTGATGCAGGCTCATGACAGGGCCTCCTTCTGCAACCATGCGGCGCGGTGCTGCTCGGCAAGGGTGACGGGCGGTTCGCTGGCAGCGTCCTCGGCTTGGCGTTCGGCAGCGTCGGCCAGTTCGTCATCGGTCATTGCGCGCCAGCCAGTGCCTTCACATGCCTCGCAGTCACTATGGGCAAGCGACAGGACGCCGTAGCCGTCGCAATCCGGGCATTCGTTCTCAGGCGTGAATCCGTTGAGGTAGTGCATCAAGACCTCCCTTCGATTGCATGGTGAAGGCACTCTTCCAGTGCCTCGGCGCAGCGGCGGTTGTAATCGCGGAGTTCCATATTTCCGCTGGTCGCGGCTTCGCGCCAAAGCCTGAGCTTGTCCTCAAGCAGTTCGATGTGATCCTGACGCATCGTCACGCCCAATACTCCCACCATGTCTTGTCGTCTGGATTGAGGCGGAACGTGCCGCGACGAGTGCGGTGGACATTGCGGAGCCACGCCCATTTGCCGCTTGTGAGGCGAACAGGATGCCATGCGAACCAAAGGTCACTCATGGTTGCCATCCTCCAGTTCGATGGCGATCAGCAGCTTGTGGCCGCGCAATTCCGTGACGCCGCGCTCTTTCAGCGCCTCGGCAATCAGGTCATATGCTTGACCGAACCGGCCATCCTTCCATCCGCCATCGCCCTCGTAGGCTGCGCGTTCCGGGATCATGTCGCTCATGCCTCATCCTCCCAATGCTTGCGGGGGTTGGCTCGCTCTATGGCGGCATCCATTCCACGGTTGATTTCAAGCTGGCGGCGATCAGCATCTGCATCCACTTGAGCGCGGAATGCCTCGTCGTCCCAGTAGCGGCGAAGGGTCGGGATAGGATCGACCTCAAAGATTTCGCTGTGGCGAGTCATGGTTTCACTCCCAACATGCGGAAGAAATTGCGGCGGTAGTTCTCGGTCCTAAGCGCGTTCACCACGCCAAGCTGGCGGGCGTACTGGCGGCTCATGTGGCCGTGGCGGGCCTCTATGGCGTTCAGCTTGTCCGCCTCAGGGGCGATGGCTTTCCATGCGTCCTTGGTGCCAAGACGGGGATCGAAGCTGGCGGTGGGGATGGGCTGGTGCTTCATGCCGCGCCCTCCCGCACCTTCTGCGAGGCTTTAAGTCGCTGCTCCGCATGCTTCTTGCAGTGCGGGCCGTAGCTTTCGTTCTGCAATCCACGCAGGATTCCATCGGCGCGCTTGCTGCACATGCGACAGGTCGAGTAAGCCTCGAACCAACGGAGGTTTGGTGTTTCAGCCATCACCAGGCCCCCTTGCCAAACACAGCGAGATTGACCGCGAACACTGACAGCGCGAACACTGCCAGTAGGCATGGCGTAATCACCGGATGCGGCTTGTCGCGCTCTGCCTCGCGGCGGTCGCATTCGTCAGCCCATGAATAGGCGTTGATCCATGCTTGCGGCGCTTCATTGGTGTGGCGAGCCTGTCGGAGAGAGCGGGTCATGCTGCTTCTCCGGTGGCTTTGGCGATGGCAGCGCGGGCGCGATCCAGCGCAGGGCGAAATTCTGTTTCAAAGTCGCCCGTTTCGTAGACGCGCTCTAACTCGACCAGCGCAGCGAGCATTTCCTTTCCCGCCGCCATTATACGGGCACTAGCCAGCAACTCGTCGGTCGGCAGTTCAAGGACCGGCCCAAGCGCGAATATCGGAGTGCGCGGTACTTCCCGGCTGATATAGCCAAGCGGCCAATCTTCCCCGAGGAAGTCTGTTCCGAACGCGCCGTGCGGCTCAAAAACCCAAGCGCCTTCTGTTGTCGGCGTATGCGATGCCTTAGACATCTGTTTCACTCCTTACGGAATATCTGATCTTCATGGCTGGCCCGGTGCGGGACCGGGACAGAGCAGAAGTCAGCGAAGGGCGCACATCCGTTCGATCAGGTCGCTTGCGGATGCCTGCAATTCAGCGACGGTTGGTTTTAGGGCGGCCCATGCGGCGTCCCGTGCGGCGTCCCATGCGGCGTTCCGTGCGGCGTCCCGTGCGGCGGCCCATGCGGCGTCCCATGCGGCGTCCCGTGCGGCGGCCCATGCGGCGTTCCCTGCGGCGGCCCGTGCGGCGGCCCATGCGGCGGCCCCTGCGGCGTTCCCTGCGGCGTCCCATGCGGCGTCCCCTGCGGCGTCCCGTGCGGCGTCCCATGCGGCGTTCCCTGCGGCGGCCCGTGCGGCGGCCCATGCGGCGTTCCCTGCGGCGGCCCCTGCGGCGGCCCATGCGGCGTCCGCATCTTTCCTGATAGCCTTGAGCGGCTCCATGATCGGCGCGAAGCCAGCAACGTCAGTGATTTCAGGCAGGCCAGCAAGAACGTCAGCTTGCGAAGTGAGGCCAGCCAATCGCAGCCAAGCCGGAGTGTGAACGCGGATCAACCAGTCCGTTGCCATGATGGCGCGGCGCTGCGCGACTTCCTTGGTGGAGCGAGTGCCTACCGTTTTGGTGATGAGCGGCAGTACGAGGCGGTTGCGATCTTCGTCGTTCAGCGTGTCGTTCCATGAAACCATGAAAGCGGTGATGACCGGGCAGGCGCACTTCGGATGATAGGACCACGGCTCGCCAGTGATGTAGGCGACCGCTTCCATCGCGCACATCTGGCCGCTGGCTTCGTCATGCGCGCCACCGGACAGGCCACGCTCCATCACGAGGGCGAGTTTCGTTTCATCGATCGTCGGTGCTGCTGTCACTTGCTTCTCCATCGGTGTGCCGGGTGAACCGGCGACTGCCGGGTCTGCGTTTCGCTCACCGGCTGATGGAGGTGTTGTAATGCGGGTAGATACCCGCGTCAACGATTAATGTGGGTAGCTACCCGCTGTTTTGACAAAAAATATTTATGCGCAAAAAATCCCCGCCGCAGTCGTGCTGGGCGGGGTGCTTAATTCAGCCTTGGTTGAGCGGTTATCGCCGCCGTCTGAAATGGTCCTGGTATGAGCGCAGAACGATCCCGATCACCTCAACCTGCCCGTCTCCAAAGTGGTTTTCATCGGGCTTGCCAAGGAAAATGGGCTCCGCAAATTCATCCTGCGTGGATTCCGCATGCAGCTCGTAGTTCCCATCTTCGCGCAGGACGAGGCGCTTGCATGTCGTCTCATGTAAGGTGCCCTGATTGCGCTGGACGATAACAAGATCACCCGGCACGGGGCGTATACCCGCGCCATTGTAGGTGCGCACGCACTCAAGAACGGACCCGTGAGGAAAAATTCGATCCATCGACAGCCCCGCCACCTCGAGACCGAATCGCTCGACCTCGGGTATTAGCGGTGGCTGCACCTCGACCTCGTACTGTTCATCACTGCCCCATTCATTAGCCTCGCGCCACACGCCAGCGGCAACGACCCCAATAACGCGCATGCGATTTACAGCGGGTGAAGGCAAGCTATCGACCAAGAAAATTGTCGGGGGTAACCCTAGGGCAACAGCGATTCCTGCCGCTGTTTCGATCGTGACTTTCTTGTCCTGGCCGCGTGACATGATGTCACGAACCAAGTCAGGGTTTTTACCCTCCGACGCGGCAAGGGACAGAGCGCGGCGAGAGAACCTCTTGCCGGGGCCGGTGTTCTCCAAGATTGCGCGCTTGAGCGCTGCAACGTCGATCTTTCGTCCTTCCGTCATGCGGGGCGTTGTTGCGCAAGACGATACACCCCTCAATATCGGGGCGCTACCCGCACAAAAGTATTGCATGCGGGTAGCTACCCCTATATCAATGTGGGTATGCAGACGAACATCCTTTCGGAAATCGAAGCTTTCATCGCCGCACACGGTATGGCCGAAAGCACCTTCGGGCGCGAAGCCTTGGGCGACTGGCGACTGATTGAAGAGCTGCGAGGCCGCAATGGTCGCCGCCCCCGTCGCCTGTGGCCTGAGACCGAAGCTAAGCTGCGTCATTTCATGGCGACCTATCGGCCCGTTGCGAAAGCGCGCGCAGCATGACGCCCGCCCGCCTCCTCACCATAACCGCTCTCGCCCTCATAAGCTGGGCAATCCTCCTCCTCGCCATCCGTGGCTCTATCGCTGTTCTGGAAGGGTAAGGGATGGCTGACTGGCAACTCGAGCTGTTCCACTGCCTTGTGCAGACAACTTCTGGCCCGCAGCGCAGGACGCTCGGCGGTTGGGTCCGCGAGCCGTTCGCAATCGATCCACGCCTCTATTTCGATGACAATCTGGAGGCGATGCAAAAGGGTTGGGTCATAACCCACCTCCCCACCGGCTTCATTGTTCGCGGCGTAAAAGGTGATTTGGAACAGGCCAAACTCGTCTGCGACTGCCTGCTTGAAGGCGATGATTGGGATTTCGTCGATGTAGCGGTCGCGCAGGGCAAAACCGAGCGCGTCAGGGCTTTGATGAGCCAGTTCCCCATCATCTGTGCACCAAGCCAATTTGAAAGCGCCCTCTGGCTCGACCGGGACGGAGAGTAACCCATGCAGAACGCTCGCAATCGCCTGCCGCAAAAAGACGGGGCCAGCCAACCGACTGGCCCACGCCAAGGTTGCCTGACCGAAGCCGGGTCGCACGTTAGCCCCGGTCAGGTTTCCGCAAAGATCCGCGCCCTCTTCGACGTGATCGGCGAAGGCGCTTTCCCCTTCCCCGATGGTCGCATCCTCCAGCTTAAACCTGAGAGGGTGAAGATTTTCCGTATTCATCGAGAGGTCCAATAATGTTCCGTGAAGCCAATGTCTTATCCCGCCGTAACAGGCCCACCACAAAGTCCTACCGCGCTGCGGTAAAGCGGATCGTCCTCAATTTGCAGGCTCAGCACGACTTGACGGACGGTGAACTGGCCGAGCGCCTTGGCTGCTCTGCTGGCACGGTGAAGAATGCCCGCAATGAAGCTGGCAATCTCGACGGCGTGACGTTGCTGAATGCTGAATATGAGTTCGGCTCCGGCGCGATCGACCCCGTCATGGAGCTTGGTGGCTCCCGCGCTGTTCCTAAAGGCGCGCATTGCGATAGCGACTTCAACCCCGCCCTGCCGCTGTCTCAGGCACTGACAGCCATAATCGCCACGCAGCATGAGAACAGCCCCGGTGGCCCGCGCACACTCAGTGAGGAAGTCGCGCCGATTATGCAGCAGCTTCGCGAGGCCCGCGCAACGCTGGACCGTCTGATCCTTATGGGAGAGCGCGCATGAGCCAGAACCGCTCCACCGCAGTCATGCAGCGCCGCGTCGAGGCGCACGATTCCCTCGACGACTTTCCGACGCCGCCATGGGCGACCCGCGCGCTGTGCGAATGGCTGTCAGGTCGCCAGATGCGCCGACTGGAAACTCTATCCTGCCGCGAGCCTGCGGCCAATCGCGGGCATATGGTCAAGCCGCTGCGTGAATATTTCGCCAGCGTCGAGGGTTCGGACATCTTCGATTACGGAGCAGGATTCCCGCAGGCCGACTATCTGTTTGGCCCTGCCCCCGCCTCTGTCGATTGGACAATCACAAACCCGCCGTTTCGCCTTGCTGAGCAGTTTATCGAGCGGATGCAGGCCACGAGCCGCGAAGGTTGCGCTGTCATCGTGCGCGCCGCGTTCCTTGAAGGCCAGGGCCGGTATGAGCGACTGTTCGCTGCGAATCCTCCCTCGCATGTGCTGCAATTCACCGAGCGCGTGGTCATGCACAAAGGAAGGCTCGCGCCGGAAGGTTCGACCGCCACCGCATATGCTTGGCTGGTCTGGATGGGCGATTCCCAATCCACGCGGCTGAACTGGATCGCTCCGTGCCGGAAGCGCCTGGAGCGCGCCTCAGACTATGCAGGAGCCGCCGCATGAAGACCATGCAGGACGCCCTTGCCACAGCTGCGCGGAAGGAGCGCGGCAACGTCTATCTGCACGGCACCAGCGGCGAGGAATATGCCCGCCGCCGCGACAACGCCATCCGGGTGATGAACGCCAACGGCTGCGATGATGCAGAGATCGCGCTGGAATTGAGCCTGCATCCCAAGACCGTTCGCAAGGTGCTGCGGGAGAGTGGCCGGTGATCCGCCTCATCCGCCAATGGGCCGCGCGCCGTCGCCTTGCCCAGCACCGCAAAGCCAACATCGCCCGCATGGCCGCCGCACCCCGGCGCGATCAGTGGGGACGGTTCGTAAAGAGGAAAATCGCATGACCATCAATGTTGCCGCCGACCAATTAAGGCTTTTCGTGGAACGCTACGAACGTTTGGACGAGGAATCCAAGGGGCTGGCCGAAGACAAGAAGGACGTGCTGCTGGAGGCTAAGGCCAATGGCTACTGCGTCAAGACGCTCCGCAAGATCATCGCCCTGCGCAAAATGGACACCGCCGCCCGCCAAGAGGCTGAAGCGATGCTGGCCACCTATATGAACGCGCTCGGAATGCAGACAGGCTTCGACTTCTGATGTCCGGTTTCCGCCCTTGGCAGGCCACAGGCAAGACGAAGCATAGCGTTGCTGTGAAGTCGTCCTGCGCGAACGGCCATGAGCATGACAGCAAGCGTGAGGCAAAGCGCTGCGACCAGTTACACATGCTCGCCAAGGGCGGGGCCATCTCTGACATCGTGAGCCAGCCCTTTTACGCCTTCGGCACCGCGAAGATGGCGAACGGCCACCGCGCCGGGGTCACGCTCGATTTCGGATATACCGAAGACGGCAAGCCCGTGGTCGAAGACGTGAAGGGCGGCAGCAAAAAAGCTGACAGCCGCGACTGGCCGCTGCGCAAGGCAATGTTCGCCTATTTCTACCCAGGCATCGAACTGCGCGAGGTGCGCAAGGTATGAGCAATGTCGTTCGCCTCCATTCGCGCACTGAAGTCGAGCGCCTGTGGGATGAATATGCGGCCCTCGCCCGTGAGCTTGTGCCGGGCTCACCGCGGCTGACCGATCGCCAACACATTCAGGCCACTGCCCGCGCCATGAGCCGGTTCCAGCGCGCCTTCCTCGCAATGGAGAACGGGCGTTGATTGAGGGGCAGAAGATTGAAGCCGTCCGTAACGTCGAGGCGGAGGCCGCGCTGATTGGCTCCATGCTGATCGATAATCGATGGATCGACCGCGTTGCGGACAAGCTGACGCCGGATGATTTCTTCGAAGCTCTGCATGGGCGCATCTTTGCCGCTTTGATGAAGGAAGCCGCGACCGGCCGCACCGTGACTGCGGTAACGCTCAAGCCATATTTTCATGATGACCCAGCGCTGATCGAATTGGGTGGCATGGGCTATCTGCTCAAGCTCACTGGCGACAGCGGCATTCTGCTGACCGCGGCGGGCGCGATCGAGCAGGTCGCCACTATGGCGAAGCGCCGCCGTCTGATCGATGGGCTCACTAACGCCGCAATGCTGGCCTCCACCCTGGAAGCAAGCAACGAGGAGGTTGTCAGCGCCGCGGATGCTGCCCTTGCCGACATGGGCGATCATGACGATGGCGTCGTGCAAATCTCTGCGGGCAAGGCCTTTGACGAAATGCTCGCCGCCTACGATGAGCCGACCAGTGGCGTCACCTGCGGGCGCATCTCCTGCATTGATGAGCAGCTAGGCCCCATCCGCAAGCATCATCTTGTCATTGCAGGCGGACGCCCAGGCATGGGCAAGACAGCCTTCGCCCTATCCTATTCGATCGGTGCCGCGGCGAATGGTCATGGCGTGCTGTTTGTCAGCCTGGAAATGGCACGCGGCGAACTGATGCAGCGCGCCACCGCGGATGTCTGTTTTGATGGACATTGGGGCATCCCTTACGATGTGATCCGCGACGGCAGGTTCCGCGGCGCTGATGACCGCGCCCAGGTTCGCGAGGCTGCGCAATTCTTCAAGGGCCTCCCCTTCCATATCGTGGATGCCGGATCGCTGACGATCAGTCGCCTCAACATGATCGTGCGCCGGTTCAAGCGGCGCATGGAGGCCGCGGGCCAGAAACTTGAACTGGTCGTGGTTGACTACCTCCAGCTTCTCCGCCCTGACCATCGGTGCAGCCCCTATGAGGCTGTTTCGGAAGTCTCCCGCGGGCTGAAGGCCATTGCCAAGACCTATGACGTTGGCGTGATGGCGCTGGCCCAGCTTTCCCGCGAAGTGGAAAAGCGCGAGGACAAGCGCCCGATTCTGTCGGACCTTCGCGACAGCGGACAGATCGAGCAGGACGCAGATGCGGTCGTGTTCCTGTTCCGCAAGGAATATTATCTGCGCAAGGCGCTGCCGGATGAGACGGACCCGAACTATGCGACCCTCGCTGCGGCCCTGGAGGTCGTGCAGGGCCAGATAGATCTGATTGTCGCCAAGCGCCGCAATGGGGTCGAAGGCACCGCGCACGCCCGCTTCCATGGTCGGTTCCAGTGCGTGAGGGATGCTGCCTGATGGCCGCCGCGGCCCCTTGGATGAAGTTCTACCCGCAGGATTGGCGGGCGGATGAGAAACTGCGTATGTGCAGCCTCGCCGCCCGCGGCCTGTGGATGGAAATGCTCGCGATCATGCACCGGTCCGAGCGCTATGGCCAACTCCTGATCGGCGGACGCGTCCCGACTGACGCGCAACTCGCTGTGCAAGCAGGAGCGCTCCCTGACGAAGTTTCCGCCTTGGTGCGGGAGCTTGAAGACGCGGGCGTTTTCTCACGCACAGCCAGCGGCGCTATCTACTCGCGACGAATGACCCGCGATCATCGCAAGGCCGAAAATGCCCGTAAAAACGGCAAAAAGGGAGGCAACCCAAGCCTCGGAAATAAAACGGGAAAATCGGCGTCGGATAACCTACAGGATAAGGGTGGGGTTAAAGCCCAGAAGCCAGAGGCCAGAGGCCAGATAGAAGCTAACGCTTCTCCGCGTGCGAGCGGGGGAGACTTCAGCCTGGTAGAATTTTCCGCCGACCTATGCCGCGATGTCGGGGTGCCGCTCCCCGATCACGGCACCGCTGAACGCAATAGGCAAACAGTAGAGGCTTGGATCAAGGCTGGCGCTAACCAGCAACTGATCCGTGAAACCGTGACCGCCCGCCGCGCCACTCTACGCACGGTGCCGCGGTCGCTGGCCTTCTTCGACAATCCGGTGCGTGAGGCAATCGCCGTCAAGCAAACCGCCTCGACCAGCCCGGAAGCCGCCGCCGCTCTCCGCATGGCTGAGGGTATTTTGAGAAAAAGGGACGCCGCATGACCCCCACCCCCGTTACCATCGGAAAGGCGAAGCTGTATTTGGGCGACTGCCGCGACATTCTGCCGACGCTGCCCAAGGTGGACGCGGTTATCACGGACCCACCATATGGCACGACACAATGTGCTTGGGATGCTGTCATTCCGCTCGATGATATGTGGGCCGCGCTGGATCATGTCATCGCGTCAAACGTGCCCGTGGCCCTGTTTGGCACCGAGCCATTCTCATCTGCGCTTCGCCTGTCCCGGTCACGCCATTTCAAATATGATTGGGTCTGGAATAAGCCCAAGGGAACAGGCTTCCTCAACGCGAAGAAGCAGCCGCTCCGCAAACACGAGCTGATCAGCATTTTTTGTGACGGCCCGACACCATACTACCCGCAGAAGACGAGCGGACACGAGCGCAAGACCACATTCCGCGCCGCCCACCTGCAGACGGACGTGTACGGGCAAATGTCAGGTGATTATCACTATGACAGCACCGAACGGTATCCGGGCACAGTCCTGACCTTTTCGTCCGACACACAGAACAGTAGCCTTCATCCGACGCAAAAGCCGGTCGATCTGGTGCGCTACCTGATCAGGACATACACCCTCCCCGGCCAAACGGTCCTGGATTTCACCATGGGTTCTGGGACCACCGGAGTGGCGTGTCTACTCGAGGGTCGCGACTTCATCGGCATAGAGCGCGAGGAGAGCTATTTCGAGATTGCTTGCGGGCGGCTGCGCGTGGTGAGCGGCGAAGATGCTGGCCCGCTATTCGGAGCAGCCGCATGACATGGCCCGCGACAAGCCCCCTGCCCAACCCATCCGCTTCAACTGGAGCAAGCCCCGCGTGCCTGAATCTTCGTGCATCTGCGGCGCCCGTGAACCCTATCAACCCGGACGCCGACGCTGCTGGTCCTGCAAACGCCAGCACTCAATGGGGGAATTTAGCATGAATGTGGGAGGGGAGTGATGGTGGAAGTTGTGAAGCGTGGAAATCCGAAAGGTGAAGAGGTTAGGGAAACCACCTGCCCCAGATGCCTCAGTGAATTGCGGTTCAAGCGTAGCGAGGCTCGTCATGTGTCAGATCAGCGAGACGGCAATGCGCTCGTCATCACATGCCCGGTCTGCAACCGCGAAAACTGGATCGCGGCATGATCATCAAGTGGCACGATGATGGCTGGCGCAAGCGGTTCGCGCTGTTCCCGATCTTTCTGAGCGATGGGCCGAACAAACGCGTCATCTGGCTGCAATGGGTCTGGAAGCGGGGCATGTGCCTCTACACCCAAGTGAGCGAGACGGACCCACGCACCGATAGCGATCGAAGCGGCGAAGCCGTCGAGGGAGGCGCGCATGACAGCTAAAGCTTTAGCTATCCCAGCGTTGAGTCCTGACGACCTGCCCAGGTTCGAGGAAAAGCGTTCCAAGGCGACAGCGGAGGCTTGCTGGACATGGAATGCCGCGAAAACTCGCGAAGGTTACGGAGCTTTCTATCTGCAGGGTAAAATGTACCAAGCCCACCGGGTGGCAGTCAAAGTGGACGGCTACGCAGTTCCCACCAACGCGGTGATCGACCATATCTGCCGCAATCGCTCGTGCGTAAATCCAGCCCATCTCAGGACGGTCGATCGCAAGACCAATGTCCATGAAAACTCGGACGCTCCTGCACACATAAATTCGCTAAAGACCCGTTGCCCGGTCGGACACCCCTATGAGGGATACAACCTTCTAATTGAACGTGGGCGAAGGGTTTGCAGGGAGTGCAAGAACGAGCGCCAGAGACGGAGACGCTCGACCGAAGGCGAGAGCGCGGGCCTGAAGGGCATCGGCAAGAATAGCGTGGAATTACAGTCGGTTAACACCAAGAGGGAGCGCTGAAGGGGATGGGGAAGGGTCGCCCTGCAACAACACGAGCGCGGGTCATGAAATATTGGCACAAGCATGGACCTTGCTCGATCATGCAGATCGTGCGGGCAACGGGGGCTGACAGGAAGCATGTGCAACGGATGCTCCGCGTTCATGTCCCAGAGTTTCAGCCAAGGGCTGGAAGGCCTCGGCTAAATTGCCATTAACTCAATAAGATGATATATAAGTCGGGCCGGAAACGAGGCGGCTACCTCGCTCCAGCCCTAACCAAAGCGAAAGGAATCTTCGTCATGGCTGAAAGCCAATTACCAAACCACGATGTCTTGCGCCAGTTGCTGCGCTACAATCCAGAAACAGGCGAACTTTTCTGGATTGAGAGGGGGTTGAACTTCTTCCCTGACAAAAGGGCATGGGCGTGGTGGAATGGCCGCAATGCAGGAAATCGAGTATCTTCAGCGACGGGCAAGACGGGCTATTTGCTGGTCAAAATATTCGCAAAACGATACTTGGCGCATAGGGTGGCGTGGGCTGTCCACTATGCTGAAAGGCCGCCTATTCAGATCGACCATATCAACGGCATCCGGCACGATAATCGAATTGGCAATCTTAGGTCAGTGACGGCTGTTGATAACCAGCGGAATATGAAACGATCGGTTAGGAACACCAGCGGCGTAACCGGCGTCTGCTACAATGCGCGAAGGAAAATGTGGTCTGCCTATATTTCGTTCAATGGCGCGCAGCATAAGTTAGGGCTGTTCTCAACCTTGCAGGAGGCTGCATCTGTTCGGCGAGCGGCTGAAGTAGCCCACGACTATCATAAAAATCACGGAAGAAGATGATTTATACCCCGTTTTTTGACGGGTGATTATGAATCATGGATTGCCCATGAACGGGCATCCAATCGAATATTCCGATGAGATTGCCAACACCATCTGCGAACGGATCGCGGGTGGTGAAAGCCTGCGCAAAATCTGCCTCGCTGATGACATGCCCGCACAGTCCACGGTTTATAAGTGGCTGCTGGACCCGGCTAAGGCTGATTTCGTAGAGCAATACACGCGCGCGAGAGAATTACAGGCCGACACCCTGTTTGATGAATGCCAGGACATTGCGGACGATGGTTCGAATGACTGGATGGCCGACAAGGACGCGGAAGAAGGCACGAAGTACAATGGCGATGCTGTTCAGCGCTCGCGCCTTCGGATCGACACCCGCAAGTGGATGGCGGGCAAGCTGCGGCCCAAGAAGTATGGGGACAAGATAGACCTGACCAGCGACGGCGGCGCGCTTCAGGTGAACATCGTCAGGCTGGCCGATGCCGACGATTAGCCTTCCCAACAAATGGCGGCCTCGCGCCTATCAGCGTCCGCTCTGGAACTATCTTGAGCGCGGCGGCAAGCGCGCGATCGAGATCGCTCATCGCCGCTGGGGCAAGGATGACCTGATCCTGCACCGCACGGCCATTGCTGCGCATGAGCGCCCTGCAAGCTATTGGCACATGCTCCCCGAATATGCGCAGGCCCGCAAGGCTATCTGGGCAGCAGTGAACCCGCACACTGGCAAGCGGCGCATTGATGAGGCGTTTCCGCACGATCTGCGCGAAGGCACGAATGAGCAGGAGATGTTCATCCGCTTCAAGAGTGGGGCAACATGGCAGCTTGTCGGCTCTGATCGCTATGACAGCCTGGTTGGCGCTGGCGTGGCAGGCGTCACCTTCTCTGAGTTCGCCTTAGCCAACCCTTCGGCGTGGGGTTATATCCGCCCGATGCTGGAAGAGAACGATGGCTGGGCCACGTTCATCACCACGCCGCGCGGACGCAATCACGCCAAAGCGCTTTACGACATGGCCAAGAAGGACATGGACAACGGCGGGCGCTGGTTCGCTGAAATCTCGTCTGTCCACCAGACCGGCGCGCTATCGCCTGAGCAGATTGATGAAAGCCTGGCCGAATATATCGCGCTGTATGGCGAGGATATGGGGCGCGCTCAGTTCGAGCAGGAATATTTGTGCAGCTTCAACGCTGCCATCCTTGGCGCGTTCTATGGCCGCGAAATGCAGGCGGTCAGGGCTGAAGGCCGCATAACCGCAGAACTGGACGCGATCGAAGGCCAGGAAGTCCACCGGGCGTGGGACATCGGCGTTCGCGACGATACATCCATCTGGTTCTTCCAGGTCGTGGGCAGTCAGCTATTCATTCTGGACTGCTACACTGCCAGCGGCGTGGGCGTAGATCACTACGCTGGATATATCGAAAACCTCTATGCGGAGCGCGGTTGGAAGCACGGCACCGACTATGTGCCGCATGATGCCCGCGTGAAAGAGTGGGGCACTGGCCGCACCCGCGTCGAGACGATGCAGTCCCTCAGCCTCAAGCCGGAAGTGGTGCCGCAAGCTAGCCTGCTTGACGGCATCAACGCTGTTCGCCGCACCCTGCCCCTATGCGTCTTTCATGAGCGCTGTGAGGAAGTCGGGATCGCCGCCCTCGAAATGTACCAGCGCGAATGGGACGACGACAAAAAGATGTTCAAGCAGAACCCGTTGCACAACTGGTCCTCGCACCTTTCCGACGCCTTCCGCTATCTCGCCATGTCCTGGCGGAAGGCATGGGTGAAGCCTGAGAAGCCCAAGGTGGAGCAGCCCAAGGGTTATCCCAACCTTGCCCGTTTGGCTGTTCCTGCACTGGCCGCCGCCCGATGAGCGACCTCCCCGCCTCTGCCCGCCATGATGCGCGCGGTGCCTCGCTGATCGACAGCGCGGACAAGAAATCCTCGCGTCCTGTTCTCGACGCGCTGTTGCAGTCCGAGAAGGCGTTTCGCTCCTATCAGGATGAGTGCAACCGGATCGACGCGCTCTATTCCGCCAAGCTGGTGCTGGATGGCCGGATCAACGATCTGGGCATGACCGACAACAGCTATGATACCTTCTGGGCGTCCATGGAGGTGCTGAAGCCAGCCATCTACGCCCGCACACCGCGTGTCATTGCCAAGCCCCGTTTCTCCGACGCCACGCCTGCTGACAAGATCGCGGCTGAGATGATTGAGCGCGTGGTGAACAGCGAGTTCGAGCGCGGCAACATCGACCTTCACCTTAAGGAAGTGCGCGACGACCTGGCGCTGCTCAATCGCGGTGTCCTGCGCGTGTCCTATGAGGCGAAAGACGGCGAGAAGCGCGTCTGCGTCGATCATGTGGACCGCCACGACTACCGCCATGATCCGGTGCGCTACTGGCGTGAATTGGGCTGGGAGGCCTTCTGCGCGTGGATGACCGAACCGGAAATGGAGAAGCGGTTCGGAAAGTCCAGCAATGGCGCTTACAAGCAGGCCGCCTTTGTATCGCGCAGCCCGAACGATGACGAGGGCAACCGTGACGAGGTGATGAAGGCCCCCGTCTGGGAAGTCTGGAGCAAGACAGACGGCAAGGTCTATTGGGTCACTGAAGGCGTGGATGTGCTGCTTGATGAAAGCGAGCCGTTCATTGCCACCAATGACTTCTTCAGCAGCCCGCGCCCTGCCTATGGCACGGTGAAGCGCCGCACGCTGGTGCCGATCCCCGACTATCGGCGCTATGAGAAGCATCTGGAGCAGATCAACCTCTGCACCGACAAGATTTACACCCTGCTGGAGCGGGTGCGCGTCGTCGGCTTGCTGCCTGCTGGTGGCGATGTGGGCAATGCGCTGGAGACGGCGATTGCGGAAAGCACGACCGCGATGTTTATCCCGGTGCCTGGCGCGGCATTGCTCGCCAATGGTTCTGGCAACTTCATCCAGTTTCTGCCGATCGCTGAGATTGCCCAGGCCATTCAGGGTCTGATCGAAGCGCGCAACCAGCTATTTGCCGACTTCGACCGCCTGTCTGGTATTTCGGACATCATGCGCGGCGAAACTGAGGCGCAGGAGACGCTTGGGGCGCAGCGGCTCAAGTCGCAGTACGGCTCTGTCCGTGTGCGCGACAAGGTGGACGAGATTGTCCGCGTGGCCCGCGACACCGCCCGCATCGCCGTGGAGATCATCTGCGACAACTTCGACCGCGATACGCTGCTTGAAGTCAGCCAGATGGACATCCCCACCCGCCGCGATGTCGATGAGGACATTGACGGCGTGAAGAAGGCCGCCAAGGCCGAAATGGAAGCCCTGACCGCCAAAGCCACGGAAGCGGCACAGCAGGCGCAGGCGAGCGGACAGCAGATCGACCCGGCCCAAGCCCAGCAGATGTTCGAGCAGGCTCAGCAGCAGCTTGCGCAGAAGTATGCCGAGCAGTTGCAGCAGCTTCAGTCCACGGTCGTGATCGAAGATGTGATGGCGGTCATCAAGGACAAGCGCGCTCGCACGCTGATCATCGATATTGAGACGGACAGCACGGTCCTGACCGATGAGATGGCGGAAAAGCAGATGCGCACCGAGCTTCTGACCGCCTTCTCCGGTGCGATCAGTGCGCTCATGCCGCTGTTCCAGATCGGTGACGCTGGCGTGAAGCTGGCCATGACCATGCTGGAGTTCACGCTGCAGCCCTACACGCAGGGCAATCGGCAGATCCAGGCGCAGTTGGATGAGCTTGTCGAGCAGGCCCCTGAGATAGCCGCTCGCATGGCTGCACAGTCTGGTGGCGGTGAGAGCGAGGAACTGGCGGCTGCGAATAACAAGCTGGCCGAGGCCGAGCAGATGAAGGCCCAGGCAGCAATGGAAGGCGTCAAGGCCAAGTCCGCGAAGGACCAGGCCGACATGCAGGCCAAGATGAATGACCTGATGCTCCGCGCCCGCGATGCCGAGGCGAAATATGAGCAGGAGAACGGCAAACTGTCGCTCCAACTCGCCCAGCAGCAGCAGAACTATGAAAAGCTGCAAGCGGAGATGGATAAGACGCGCGCGCAGACGCTCGAAATCCTCAACAACATCAAGCTCGCCAACCAGCGCCAGGTGATGGACGAGTTCAAATCCGTATCCGACATCGAACTGCGCCAAGGCGACCAAGCCATGGCCGCAGAAGGCCAGCAGCGTGACGCAGAGTTCCGTGAGCGTGGCGAGCAGCGGGCCGATCGGCAGCAGAATTTCAGCGAACGTCAGTCAATGGAGCAGCAGCCATGAGCGGCCAGCCAGTCGTCGTCACTACAAATGGCGGTATCCCGGTCAAGCCGGTGGAAGCCGACGCCCCGACGCTCACCGTCGCAACCAACGGGTTCGGCGCTCCCATCACTATCACCGACGATGGCACCCCGTTCATCGTCGAGGGCTACGAACCGGAGGTTTGACGACATGGCAACGGGTAACGCAAAGAAATTCATCGAACGCGGGCTTGCTGTCCCGCTCTCCAAGGAACTGGCGGCGCAGATCACGGCATCGGTCGGTAACGCTCGCCGTCTGAAGGAATTGGGTGTCACGCCCCGCGCTGCAGACATGATGGCGGCCAGCGTCGTCAGCCATTCCGTGGACAAGAAGAAACTCGTGGAGTCGGGGGTCATCCCTGTGGTCGCAAACGAGTTCGCGGCCCAGATCGCAAGCTGAAAGGACACGATATGGTGACGAAGAAAGACACTGCGGACGCCAAGGCATTCCGCGAAAATCAGGAAGAAGCCCTGAAGATCATGGCGGAAAAAGACCCCGCCTTTGAGGAAGGTCCGGCTGCAACCAATGAGCGGCTGAACGACCTGGCCGAAGATCTGACCTCAGCAGAGGTAAAGGCTTCGCTCCTGCTCAACAACCCTGTCGGCAGCAACGCCGCCTATCGCGATCCCAAGGCCGAGGAAAAGGTCAAGGCGGCTCGCGAAAAGCTGATCGAAGGCTGACGCCATGGCCAACCTCATCCGCACAGAGCCGTCATTGTTCCGTGATGATGAGGCTTGGTTCATTTTCGACGACGGGCGTCAATGCCTGCGCAAGATCGATCGGCCTGCGGAGGGCAACCGTGGGCCGGTCATCATGTCGGATTACATCGACCCGGTGCAGTCTCAGGCTGACGGCAAGACCTATGACAGCAAGTCGGCCCTCTACCGCACTTATCGCGCTGACGGGAACCCGCAGGGCATCGCCTACGAATGCGTTGGCAATGAGAACATCACCGATTTCAAGCGGCCCACTCGCGACAAGGCCGCCGCAATCTCCGCAATCAAACGGGCGCTGGGAGACCTTTGAGCCATGACCGACTTTGACAGCAGCAGCCTCGACCTGAGCGAACCGGAAGCCCCTGAGGTTTCCACCCAGCTTGACGAAGGGCGTCCGTCCGAAACGTCACAGGCCAAGCCCGCGCCGGACGAAGGCGAGAAGAAGCCTGAGAGCCGCATGGACGCGATCAAGCGTGCGGCTGAGGATCTGGAGAAGGCCCAGCCCAAGGCGGAAGAGAAGCCTGCCGAGGAAAAGCCCGAAGCGAAGGAGCAGCCCAAGGAAGAAGGCAACGATCAGGCCGAGCAGAAGCCCGCGACTGACGAGAAGCCGGAGCCGAAGCAGAAGCCCTTCAAGGACATGTCCGAGGAAGAGCGTAAGGCTGCGATCGAGCGCATGACGCCCGAACAGCGCCGCCGCTATGAGCAGAGCCAGATCCAGGCTCCCGACAAGTTCATTCCGTCCGCAAAGGATGTCTGGCGCAACGTGCCTGGCGAGGTGAAGGGTGAGATTGCCCGCGTCCTCAAGGAGCATGAGAGCGAAATCCAGGGCGCGCGGGAGTTCATCGCCCCGCTGGTGAAATACCACCAGATGGCGCAGCAGTCGGGTACGACGCTAGACCAAGCGCTGGATCGCTACGTGAAGATGGAACAGGCGTTGCGGCAGGACCCAGCGCATGGCTTCAGAGCGTTGCTGGAAAACATGGAAATGCAACCGCAGGAGGCGATTGCCCAGATCCTGCGCGCTTTTAACGTCAACCCGCAGCAGCTTGCTGAGCATATGGCGCAGCAGCCCCACGCCTACATGGCGCAGGCCCCGCGCCAGCCCCAGCAGAAGCCCGAAGATCCGCGTGTCGGCCAGTTGCAGGAACAGCTTGCACAGGAGCGCGCAAACACCCTCAGAACCACTGTCATTGAACCGTTCGCGGCCAGTCATCCGCGCTATGCTGAACTGGAACGGGACATTGCATTTTTTCTGCAATCTGGCAGAATCCCCCAAAGCCTGAGCCTTAATGAGCGGCTGGAAGTGGCTTACGACATGGCTGCGCGGATCAATCCCGCCTCCAATGTCTCCGAACCTTCCGCCCGCGATGATGGCCTTGCCCCACAGCCGAGCCGCGTTGCGACAGACCTCAGCGGCAGCAAATCCGTCCGAGGCGCACCCTCGTCCGGCGTGGATACGCCCACCCGGCGCAAGCGCAACATGTCACGTGGGGAAGCCATAGAGGCCGCCATGGCCGAACTTGGCATCTCCTGAAAACAGGGAATTAGGCAATGCCGGTAACGAGTGATCGTAACTACCGCCAGCTTCTGTCTACCTCGCTCGCCTATCGCACGCGGGAAATCCAGGATCTGGTTTTCAACAGCAACCCCGTGTCCGCTCTGCTCAAGCAGCGCGGCGCATTCAAGACCTATAGCGGCCCGGAAATCCGCGTCTCGCTCCAGATCGACAAGCTGGGCGGGCAGTGGTTCACCGGGTATGACTTCCTCGACGCACAACCCAAGGAACTCATCAACGATGCGGTGTTCACGCCCAAGAACCTGGCTGTCGGCTTCTCGCTGACCGGCACGGAACTGCTGGCGAACGAAGGCCGCACGCGGGTCTACAACCTGATCGATGAATATATGGAGACTGCCGAAAACTCCATGATGGACCTGTGGGAGCAGGCCCTTCATTCGGACGGCACCGCCGACGCTGGGCGCTCCATGATCGGCTTTGGCGGGGCTATCCCCATCAATCCGACCACGGGCACCTATGGCGGCATCGATCGCGCCACCAACGCCATCTGGCGTCCCACCACCTATACGATGTCCACCGACTTCCCCGACATCGGCACCACGTTCGACGCCACCACGGCGCGTCCGGTGCTGGAGCGGATTGTCGGCCTGCGTTCGAAGGGTCGCCGCTATGCGTCGATCGCCATCGCTGATCTCGCCTCTTATCAGGCGGTTTCGGCTTCGATGGTTGCGCATCAGCGCATCGCTCGCGCAGACGGCGGCACTGCAACCCTTGGCTTCAACGGCCTTGAGGTGGCGACCCCCGCTGGCAACATCGAACTGTTCGCGGCAACTGGCGTCGGCTCGGTCATGCCCACTGGCACGATCTACGGCGTCGATCTGGATGGTCTGAATATCTACTACCATCCGTCGCGCAACATGGTCCCGCTGTTCCCCGGCGACGGCGCACAGCCGATCAATCAGGACGCCATCGCGCAGTTCCTCGTCTGGAACGGTGAAATGGTCCTGAAGAACCCGCGCTTCACGTGGCGTCTGCGGACCACGGCATAAGGAGAACGAGACATGGCTTTCCGTATCACTCCTTCGCTCGGCCCCGGCATCGAAACCGTCATCCCTTCGGGGCAGGTATGGTTCGATGTTCCCGGCGCTGGTGCGCTCATCAGTCCGCGCCTTGGCTCCAAGTGCGTCGGCTCCGATGGGCATGACTATGTGCTGGTGCAGGCTTCGGCGTCGATCGCTGCGGCTTCTGCACCAGGCACGCAGGTGACGATCACCGAACCCGCCTTCACGGCGGCGTCGGGCGCAGGTGGCTTCTATGCCCCCAACAGCACGGTCGCACCGAGCGGCGTCCCCTCTGGAGCCTTCTTCTGGGCACGTAAGGGCGCTCTCTAAGGAAAAGGATGGCGGGGCATGGTGTCCCGCCATTTCCTCAATGAAGGACCAGACCGATGCAATGGAATGAGATTCCCCGCGAAGAGATGAAAATTCCTGGCGAGCGCTACGCTCCGGGGACGCCTTATTTCAAATATCTCAACGTCTTCAACGAGCCGCAGAGCAAGCTCCAGGGAAAGCCTGTTTATGAGCTAAAGCCTGTGGTCGAAATCCGCTTTCCCGCCAACCCGCAATACAAGCCGGTATTCGGCGTCGATGAGCAATGCACCGTCGATGAGGATACGGGCCGGGTCATCACCTGGGCCGAGCGCTATAAGAACCAGTATGCCGCGTTCGTCGCGGGCGCTGAGCAGCAGGCTGAAGGAACCCCTCTGGAAGAATTGCTGCCCTATGGCATCAGTCAGGCCCAGCTTTCGATCTGCCGCGCTCTGTCGATCTATTCGATTGAGCAGCTTGTCCATCTCGAAGGCCCCGCTGTGAAGCGTCTGGGCATCCACGCCAATGATCTGAAGCCCATGGCGCAGCGCTTCATGGATGCGCGCCGGGATGGTTCGCAGCAGCAGAGCGAGATTAACGAACTCAAGCGCCAGTTGGCGGAACTTCAGGGCAAGCAGGATGCGCCGTTGTCGAACGTCATGCAGGCGGCTGAACCGGAACTGCCCAACGGTTATGAGGATATGACCGACGACCAGTTGAAAGAGGAAATCGCCAAGATCGCGGGTTCGAAGCCCAAGGGTAATCCGTCGCGCGATACCCTGATCCGCAGCCTTGAAGAGTTGATGGCGGCATAAATGGCGATCCTGCCAGCCTTGCAAAGCGCCGCCCTTCGCCTGATCGGTCGTAAGCCTACTGTGTTCTTCGGCGCTGCCGGGAATTTTGAGGCGGAGGTTTGCGATTGGGCCAATGAGGTGGCGCAGGATATTGCCAAATATCAGGACTGGCAGGCATTGCAGCGGGTGTGGACGGTGACGGGGGACGGTTCAACGACCGAGTTCCCGTTGCCGCCCGACTACGACCGGATGCTCCAGAATGCGAGCCTTCAGGACTTGCAGAATTGGGCATGGGGCTATTCCGGCTTTACCGACATCAACAGCTTTTTGTTCGACCAGGCGCGTGGATTCACCCCCTACCCTGGCGGATGGATCATTTACGGCAATCAGTTGCGCTTCTCGCCCGCTCCGCAGGCCAGTGGGGCTACGTTCCCCTATATCAGCAACCAGATAGCCACGGCGGCTGACACATCGCCTAAATCGGCCTTCACGAGCGACACGGATAGCTTCGTGCTGCCTGAGCGGCTGTTGACGCTGGGCATCGTCTGGCGGTGGCGCGAGAACAAAGGCTTAGATGCCACTGGAGACCAAGAAGCTTTCATCAAGGCGCTGGACGAATATGCGGCCAAGGACAAGGGTTCACAGATCCAGCGCTTCGGCGGTACACGGCGCATTCCCAATACCTCTCTAGCCTATAGCGGGATTGCCCGGTGACATACGCGCGGCGGCAGACGCGACCCAAGCCCCGCAAGTCGCAGAGCTTCAAATTCCCCGCCCCTGTCGCGGGCTGGGTGGCAAATCGAAACCTGTCTGAGCCGGGATCGGTCGAAGGGCCTGGCGCTGCGGTCCTCGACAACTTCTTTCCCAAATCTTCCAGCGTGAAGCTGCGTCGGGGCAAGCAACTCTATTGCACCTTGGGCGACGGCTCCAGCCCCTGCCTTTCGCTGTTCTCCTACATGAATGGCGACAACCAGAAGCTGTTCGCGGCGACGGCTGACAAGATCTATCACATAACCTCTGTGACGTTCCCCTATTCGTGGGACATGATCACCGATGAAGAGGCTCTGATCGTCACGGAAAACGGCGACTGGTTCGGCGTACAGGGGACTGAAGGCCTCGACATTGCGCAGGGCTTCACCAGCGGCAAGTGGAGCGTGGTGCAGTTCGCCACCAGCGGCGATGTCTACCTGATCGGCGTCAATGGCTCCGATACCGGCTTCATCTTTGATGGCGACGACTTCTTTCCGCTGGTCAAGGGCGGTGTGTCGTCTCAACACATCGATGGCGTGACAGATGCCTTTCAGGATGGCGAGATCGTCACGGGCGGCACCTCTGGGGCGACAGCCAAGGTCTCCCGTGTCATCGCAGGCGGCGGCGGGACGGCCACGCTGCAACTGATCGACATCAGCGGCCCATTCACTGACAATGAGCCTCTGACCGGCTCGCTCGGCGGCGAAGGCCAGATCGACGGTGCGGCAACGCTGATCGTTCCCGGTCCTGACTTCGGCACCTACACCAGCGCCGACATGTCCTATGTCTGGGCCTATAAGAACCGCCTGTTTTTCGTGCGCAAGAACAGCATGACGGCCCATTACATGCAGGACGTCGACGCGGTAGGCGGCGCAACCGATTTCTTTCCGTTGGCCGGCGTGTTCGGGCGCGGCGGTTCACTGCTGTTCGGCTCGGCCTGGTCGCTGGACGGGACGGCGGATGCGGGGCTATCGGAACAGTGCATCTTCGTCTCATCTGAAGGTGAAGTTGCTGTCTATCAGGGCGGCAATCCGTCTGAAGCGAATGACTGGGCCAAGGTCGGCACCTATCGCATCGGCAAGCCGCTCGGCCCGCGTGCCCATTTCCGGGGTGGCGGCGACATAGCGATTGCCACCAGCGTGGGCCTGGTCCCGCTCTCCAAGGCTGTGAACCTTGATGTTACCTCTCTGGCGGTTGCTACGGTCTCCTATCGCATCGCTGACGCCTGGTCGGACGCCACTACCCTGCGCGGCATGTCCGAATGGCAGTGCGAGATCTGGTCAGAGCAGAAGATGGCCATCATTGCCCCGCCGAAGCTGGAGGGTGGCGCTGACCCTGTGATGTTCGTCTCCAACACGGAAACCGGCGCGTGGGCGCGGTTCACCGGGTGGCAGGCCAGCGCCATGGAGGCGTTTCAGGGTGTTCTCTATTTCGGCGGTGATGATGGGAAGGTGTTCATCGCCAACACATCGGGGACGGATGCGGGAGAGGTGTTCACTGGCAAGGTCGTGCCGCTGTTCACGGATCTTGGTTCGCCCTCATCGGCCAAGATCGGCACGGTGGGGCGCGCCGTGACCCGCGCCAATGGGGCGACACAGGGCAAGCTCACACTTCAGTCCGATTATGACGAGGATACCGGCGCGGCTCCGAACGCCACCATCCTGACGAGCGAGAATAGCTGGGGCACCGGCGTCTGGGGGCAATCGGTATGGGGCGCGACGACGCCGCAGAAGATCAATCAGGAATGGGAGAGCGTGGGCGGCATGGGATATGCCCTGTCGCTGGGCTATCAGGTGTCGAGCGGGTCTATCATGCCGCTGGATGACGAAATCGTGCGGCTTGAACTGCTGTATAATACAGCGGAACTTGTAACGTAGAATCCGCTATGCTAGTTTTCCATCAATCTTTGGCGCGGTTGGCCCATCTCTGCGCTTCCCTAATGAGGAAGCACATTGACCCTTCAGACCGCCCTTTTTTCCAATAGCGTAGAGCCGGAAGCGAACGCGGCAGTTGCCGACTTCGCATCGTCGCGCATTTGGGGCGAGCCTGGCCGCTTCGATCGCTATTGCACGCTGGGCGTGTTTCAGAATGAGGGCCTGATCGCCGGGGTGGTTTACCATAACTACGATCCGCAAGCCGGTGTGGTCGAAATGTCGGCAGGCGCTGTCTCGAAGCGATGGCTTGCCCGCCCGGTGCTTCGGGAAATGTATAGCATCGCTTTCGACCAGCTTGGGTGTCAGGCTGTTATCGCGCGTCATGCGGAAGATCGCTGCGATCTCCGCCGCATGTGGAAGGCGGTAGGAGCGGTTGAATATGTGATCCCCCGTCTTCGTGGTCGCAACGCGCCTGCTGAAGTTGTTTCCATCCTGACCGAAGAGGCCTGGAAAGCCTCGCCATATATGAGGCATTGAAGTGGGCAAGAGCGCGCCGTCAGCACCAGATCCGAAGAAGACCGCCGCGATGCAGACGGCTTCGAACATCAGTACGGCCCAAGCCCAGCAGATGATCAATATGGTCAATCAGGTTGGGCCGTGGGGGAGTACGACCTATTCACCCACCGGATCGACGCAGTTCACCGATGCATTCGGCAAAACGCACACGATCCCCACCTACACCCAAACGACCAGCTATTCCCCTGAACAGCAGGGTATTTTTGACCGCACAACCGAGGCGCAGACGAACCTTGCTGACTTGGCGGTGCAGCAGTCCGACTTCATGAAAGATTATCTGGCCAAGCCGTTCGAGTTCAACAACCAGGATGCGGCGGATTGGGCCTATGATCTGGCATCGTCTCGCATCCTGCCCCAGCAGCAGCAGGCTACGGAAGGGCTGCGATCCCAACTGATCAATAGCGGCTTGCGTCCTGGCACGGCGGCTTATGAGCGCGAAATGACACGCATCGGCCAGAACCAGAGCGACCAGATGAACCAGCTTATGCTTCAAGGGCGCGGTCAGGCGTTCAACGAGGCGATGGCCACGCGGGCGCAGCCGATCAATGAAATCAGCGCGCTACTTTCTGGCTCGCAAATTCAAAGCCCCTCTGCTGGGTATGTCGGCACCCCGTCTTCGCAGGTTGCTGGTGTTGATTACACAGGATTGGTCAACCAGAAATATCAGGCGGATATGGCAAATTATCAGGCTGGGATGGGCGGCATCTTTGGCTTGGCGGGTGGCCTGCTTGGCGCGGCGGGCGCTGCCGGTGGCTTCGGGAAGCTGTTCTGATGATGCTGCGCTCTTTCTCTCTTCCAGGTAGCCCATTCGACATTAAGCCCGGCAGCTACGGCACGCCGGGCATTGGTGACGGGTTGCCACAGAACCAGCCTGCCGGTGCCTTTGTGTGGGGGCAAGGTGGAGCGAGGCTCACGCCAGACCAGATCGCGCGCGAACATGATGTTGCAGCGGCGCTATTGGCATCAGGCTCTGATACATCACCCGTAGGCCATTGGACGCAAGGTCTCGCGCGAGCGATGAATGGCCTGATGGGCGGCCTGCGGGAGCGACGAGCCGACAAGCGTGAGGAAGCCGCAAACGCTGATCGGGCCGCAATGATCGCCCAGATGCTTGGCCCTGAGAATGCAGACTTGGCGGGCGCGGTGTCGAGCGGTGACAGGATACTTGCCTCTCTGGCTGGTGACATCATGGAGCGCCGCAATCCGAAGCCGCGCAATCCGTTCGAGTTCGAGCAGATGCTTGAAGCGGGAGGGTATCAGCCGGGGACACCCGAGTACCAGGCGCAGGTGCGCAACATGATCACGGCGAAGAATGATCCCTTTGTGACAGCAACCTTGCCCACGGGTGACTTCTTCGCTGGTCGGCAATCGGCTTTTGGGGATTATCTAAGGGGAGGAGGTGATCAGACTATCTCACCGTCGCCGGGGCCGGTTGGAAGTCCGCCCCCGGCTTCGGCAGGCCCTGGCGTGCCGCACCTCACGGTCGATCAGATGGGCGCATTCGGCTCAATGTTCCCGCAATGGCAGAAGCGCGAAGGAACGCCTGTCCTCGTCACATCGGCTGAGGAGATGGCGCGTGTTCCCGTAGGAACGATGGTTATCAGCCCTGACGGGCGGCGCGGAGTGAAGAAATAATGGCGCAGGACTGGTTTGATAGCGCGACTTCTGGGGCATCGCAGCCAGCGCCACGCTCGGGTGGGGCTGTGGTTATCCGCAACCCGTGGAAGGCCAAGGAGGAGGCGCGGAAGGAAGAGGACCAGCAGATTGAGCGCCAGCGCCTCTGGATCGCTCAACAGCAGGCCGCTCTAGCCGCTGAAGCTGAGGCCCGGCAGCGCGAGCAGATGAACAAGCCACCCGCTGGCTTTCAGCGCAATCCTGACGGCACAATGTCGTTCATTCCTGGCGGTCCTGCGGACCCCGCGATGGCCGACGGGGCCCGTAAGGCTGCACAAGAGCAGTCTGACCGCATGAGGCGCCTACAGGCCCTGCGCGGACAGCTTGACCGCGTGGAAAGCCTCTACTCCACCAATCTGAAGGGTGGCGCTCCGAACCAGTTGAACAGGTTCGTTCCGGGCTTCCTCAATGAGAAATTGGGGCAGTTTGATACGTCTGGCGCTGGGCTTGCTGAACAGGCGCTTGGCGCGTTCCGCGTGCCAGGTGTCGGTTCGCAGTCTGACGCGGAACTGCGCGCGTTTGTAGAGGCCAACCGCCCGCTTTCGACTGATAGCGATCTTCAGATCGAGGAGAAGCTGGGCAATATCCGCCGCCGCTTGGACGCAGAGATTTCTGGCCAACAGGGTTCTGCGACAGTTGGCACGGTCAATGCCGTTGCTGGCGCGCTGCCCGCCGCTGGTGGCGGTGGTGGCAGCGGGCCTTCTGCACCGGTCATTGACCCCAATGGAGGCCAGCCCCTCCTTTCGCCCGCAGACCGCGCGTTCCTTTCGAAGAATGCGCGGACGCTCGGCGCACAGGGAATCCGCGATTACGTGGCGGCGCGCGGCCTGAGTATCCCTGACAGCGAAATTCAGGCGGCGGTCGATTATTATACTCAGGGTGGCCAGCAGGACGTTGCGGTCAACAGCCCGCAAGGCGAAGGTAGCATTTGGAGTGGCGTGGCAGCGTCACCCTTCGGGGCTTATGGCGGCGCAGCTATAAATGGGGCGACGGCTGGCGGCCTTGATGAGATTGTGGATTTCTTCGGTGGTGACGCAAGCCGGGTGCAGGCTGCGAAGGATCTAGCCTGGCAGGATCATCCCGTCGCATCTGCGCTGGGAGGCATCACAGGCGCGGCAGTCGGAACGGAACTGACGGGCGGCCTGATGGGAAGCATTCCCATGCTTGCCAGGGCGGCCAAAGTGGGGGGCGGGATTATCCCCGACCTTGCTTTCGGTGCTGCAACAGGGGCTGGGGAGGCTGAGGACGGAAATCGCGTTGCGGGGGCACTCATGGGCGCGGGTCTGGCGGGCGCAGGCAATGTGGTCGGGAGCGCGCTCGTTGGCGGCGCGGGCCGCGCTGTTCGCGGTGTGTCCGATCCAGTGGTTCGCGCCCTTCAGGAGTCAGGCATTCCTCTAACAGGCGGGCAGATGCTGAGCCAAGGTGGCTTGGCGGGTCGTGCCATCAAAGGCATTGAAGACAAGATGGAGTCCGTGCCGCTGCTTGGTGATGCCATTCGGCAGCGTCGGCAGGAGGGGTATGAGGCATTCAACCAAGCAGCTTTTCGCGAAGCTCTGGAGCCGATCAATGCCCAAGTGCAGGGCACGATCGGCGGTGACGCTATCGAACAAGCCCAAGACCTTATCAGCCAGTATTATGATGACTCCCTGTCCGGAGTTCGCCTCGCGAGAACGCCAGCGCTAGATGAGAGCGTGGCCGCCGCCTTGGCCGCAGGGCAGCGGGTTCCAAACATGGGCGAAGATGTTGGCTATTCCGTCGCCCAGGCGCTTGCCAACTTTGGCGAGGATGGGGCTATGACCGGGCGTGGGTTCCAGACTGCGATCAGCGGGCTTCGGAAAGATGCCAAGGGCCTGATCCGCAAGGACGGGCTGCGTGGAAATGATGCCGCTGCATCTCTGCGCTCTGTCGAAGAGGCTCTGACCGGATTAGCGCGGGAGCAGGCTCCCGGCGTCACGGATGCGTTGACCGCTGGCAACAAGGCCTACGGCAACCTCTCTGTTCTAGAGGATGCCGTTCTGAAAGCACTGAACGGCAGCGACGGGCCAGGCGTGTTCACTCCGGCGCAGCTTGGGCAGGCATCGCGCGCAAACACCAAGAAGTATGCAGGAAAGCGTGCGGCTGCTCGCGGGGATATGCCCTTCGCAGAGTTGCAGGAGAATGCGCAGGCGGTGCTACCTTCCACAGTCCCCAACAGCGGAACGACCGATCGCGCGCTGGCCACGTGGGTTCTCCCCGCTGCGCTTGGTGGCACGGCGGCAGCAGGCGAGGCGACCGATTACATCCCAACGGAATTGGCGGTGCCTATGGCTCTGCTCGGCGCGTCCTCAACCAAGACGGGAAGGACTGCGCTGGAGAAGTTCCTACTCAGCCGGTCGGAAGCCGCCCGCTCCATCGGGAACAAGATCTATGACAGCAGGGCTATTGGCGGGGACGTTGGGGCGGCTCTGCTGCTCGGCTATGGAACGCAATAAGGCTCTGCGTTCCTTCCACCTGCGCCAATGATGCTTGATGACCGGACGAATCAAGGCCGCCAGGAAGAGCGACAGCATTGTCCCTTGGAATGAGGTCATCCCCCTTCCCTACCCTATTGAGAGATAAGACTCAATCAGGCAGGGAAGCGCGGCCTTGGGACTTGCTGTAGCGCCGACCGCTCTGCATCGCTCTGGCTTGCCTGCGAGCAAGAACTGCGGCGCTCGGCTTAACCTTGCTCGGTCGCGCAGGTCGTGGGCCAGTCATGGTGGCGAAGACCTGTCCCGTAATATCGAAGGCGTGCGTCTTCGGCGGGGATGCCTTTGGCGCAGGCTTTGCAGCCGACTGCCTCGCCTCCTTATCTTGGCGCGCGCGTGTGGCGGACAGCCAAGCCATCCCATAGCCCGCTGCGGCGATGGTCAAACCGGCAATTGCGGGTATGAGCCCTGCAAAGTCGTCCACGTCAATTCTCCGCCTGTATAAGGTCGAGCGTCTTCAGCGCCGCTAGGATCATAGCAACACTTACGAGCAGCCACAAAATCATAATTGGCTTGGGCTCTTTCAAGGCAGCCTCGCCAATGGTGTATGCAATCAGTACGCCAGCTAAATTCATCACCAACGAGCAAATCGCCTTAGCCCGCTCGTTGGCGGCCATGATCTTCGGATCAGCCAATCTCGCCCCCTAAGCACTTGACGAATCGCCACAAGCTGAGGGCGTATGCCAGTTGCCTACCCGATTCGCACCTGCTAATATCCCCCTCAAATTCCACCGCGTGACTGGCCCAACTTTCGCGCTCCTGATGCAAGGAGCCGGGCCATTCCTCGTTCTACTGATGGCAGCTACAACCTCCCTCCGGGGACGCTGGTCAATTCCGGCGATACGATCCTGCCAAGCCAGCACAATCCTGCCATGCAGGACATTGCCGCAACGCTCGGCAACTCTCTTGACCGGAACGGCGCGGGAGGAATGCGTGCGCCCCTCGAAATGGGCGGCTATCCGATCCAGAATGTGTCTCCCGGCACCCTTCCCACCGATGTTGCGACGGTTGGTCAGGCGGGGCTTCCTGTCGGGTGCTTGATCGACTTCGCGGGCACCGTAGCCCCTGACGGCTTCCTGCTCTGCTACGGTCAGGCTGTTTCGCGCACCGAATATGCCACCCTCTTCGCAGCGATCGGCACCGCCTACGGCATCGGCAACGGCTCAACCACCTTCAACGTGCCTGACTGTCGTGGCCGCGTATCGGCAGGCAAGGATGACATGGGCGGCACTTCCGCCAATCGCCTGACTGTTCCGTTGAATGGCGACACGCTTGGCGCATCGGGCGGCGCGGAAACGCATACTCTCTCCACCAATGAGATGCCCAGCCACAACCATGGAGGCAGCACTGGTGGCGCAGGGAGTCACCAGCACAACGCGGTCAACAGCACCACCTCTGGCACCAATCTAACAGGCGGCCAGACAATCGCTTATAACGGCCCGGCTTCGGGTGACAGCGAATACACGCTGCGCGGCAACACCGTGCCCGCAGATATGGGCCTGACCTCTACGGTAGGCGACCATACCCACAGCATCGCCGCTCAAGGCTCCGGGGCCGCGCACAATAACGTGCAGCCCACCATCATCTTCAACAAGATCATCAAAGCGAGGGCCGCGTAATGGCTGACCCAATTCGCCCCAAAGACCTCCCTGCTGCTCCGTCTGTCCCGACCAGCGCCTCGATCATGGTGGATAATGGCGTCACGGTGGACAAGGCAACGCCTATCCAGGTTGTGGATGCCGCAATCCCGTTAGCGTCTCAGGCCGATGCTGAAGCCGGGACCGACAACACCAAGCGCGTGACAGCCTTGCGCGTTAAGCAGGCAATCGACGCACGCGGCTTTGATAGCGCGATTGCTGGCAAGGAGCCGCTTGTTACCCCCGGCACCTCTGCGCAATATTATCGCGGCGACAAGACATTCCAGACGCTGGACAAGGCGGTCATCGGTCTTGGGAACGTCAACAACACCGCGGATATGGACAAGCCGGTCAGCACTGCCGTGCAGGCGGCTCTAGACTCCATTCCCAGCGCAGCCACCAAGGTCAACGCCACAGCAGTCGGCATCCCCGCCACCGACGCCAACATGGGCACCACCCCCGGCACCATCCTCTCCGACAATGGAACGGCCAAGCAGTGGTTCCAGGAGAGTGAGGCGGCGATTGAGGAAAAGGCCCCGATCACCGATCCTGAGTTTAGCGGCTCCACCTTCTACTTCCCCACCCCTCAAAGTATCGTTGCGGCCAAGGATGGCAAGGAACTGAAGGCGAGCGTCGCCAGTGGTGGAGATGTGACCGATCTTGTCGGCAACATGCTTGATGAGATGCCGACGAACGGGGCAATCCAGATGCCCGCCTGTCCTGTCGGGATCGATGCTACCGTGACCCGCACGGGCGGCATTGCAATGCGCGGGCATGGATCGGGAAGCAGCCGCATCCACCTCAACAGCAACGCCCAGATACAGATCAACGGCGGCTCGGTATCCTATCCCAACAACCAGGCATCGCTTCAAGACCTGCTGCTGGTAACGGACGACACGCTGCACACCGGCCCGCTGCTGGCGGTGGATTATTCAGGCCGGGACTATATCAGCGGCGAGTTCCGCACGCTCTACATGCGCAACGTGCAGGCTCGCGGGTCCAGCGACACCAAGGGCTTCATGACAGCCTTCCATCTGACCAACTGCACCAATATGCTGCTGGACGGGGTGAAGGCAGCGAACAAACGCCCGATCGTCAGCGGCTCCAAGGCGTTCATCATCGACGGCGACGAGCAGCCGATTGATATGTTTGTTCGCAACTGCGGCGCGCAGTTCTTCGACACCTGTCTGAACGCGCTGGCTGGCGGTGTTGGCTTGGGGATGGAAGGGCTGTTCATTGACGGCTTCCTTGGCATCTTCAGCAACTATGGCATCGTCGCGAATTTCGACACCGTGCACGATGTGGTTGCAGTCACGAACAGCAACCTCAACTGCTACAAGAAAGACCTGATTTTCAACAACGTGCATAACGTGCATGTGGTTGGGAACACGCTTTACAATGCGGCCGCATCGCCGTCCGAGGCGTTCTTCAATGCGCTGGAAATCTACAATTCCGACGCGGCGTTCACCTTCCCTTCCACCAACATAGTCGCGCTAAACCGCTTCTTTGGGGCTACCGAGACAGCGCCGTCGCAAACCGGTATCAGCATCAATGGGGCGAACAGCGCTTCGACCGACACGCTGATCCAGGGGAATTATTTCTCCTATATCGACTTCCCTATTCAGATGTTCTCTGGATCGGCGCTGTGCGAAGTCGCGGACACGAACGTCTACAAGAATTACTCGCTGCGGGTGAACAATCTGGGAACCAACAACCTCGTCAACGGGGTTGCCGTCGCTGTAGCAAGCCTCCCCTCTGCCTCGCTCTGGCCGCACAAGCGTGCGATCGTCAGCGATGCCAGCAGCCCGTCTTTCCTTGGCACCCTGACTGGCGGGGGTGGGTCGGGAACACCTGTGTTCAGCGATAGCGCCAACTGGAGGGCTGGCTGATGACGCACGCGCAGACATACAAGAAAATCATCGCCCGCGAACTGTCCGAGCCTGAAATCCAGCAGGCGATGAGCGATCCAAAGTTCGCGGCCTATTTCCAGAAGCGGCAGTTGAGCGAGTTCGCCAAGCCCGCGCCGGAAGGCATCTGCCCCGGTGATGAAGAGGTGGCAGGGTTCCGCAGGCGGCTTCGCGGGGGCATCCATGACGACCGCACATGATTATCGCCTGATCCTCGCCTGCCGCCTGTCGGGGCAGATGGCGGCTGCGCAGTGGGAAGCGCATCTGTCGGACCCGCTATTCTGGCTCTGGCTGGATCGGGACACGGCGAAAACGCCAAGGGTCGGGGCAACCCGCGATGAATAGCGCAACAACAGCGGGGTCGGAAAATATGGGTTGCAAGACTGAATCTGCATCAAGGCGATGGATGGGCGGGGATGATACCCATGCCTGAAGATCAATCCTTACCTTTGATGATAGGCGAAATGCGCGGGCAACTTCGGGAACTGGTCCACCAATTCAACAATCTCGCGCAGAAGTTCGAGGACGTGGCAAAAGCCGTGGATGCGTCATCTCATCTGCCCCAGCAAATAGCGGAAAACAAGGCGAGGATAGCCGCGCTCGATGTGCGGGTGTCGGCGTTGGAAACGAAGGAAAGCGAGCGGCGGGGCGGTGTCAAACTGGCGGAGTGGGCGCTGCGTGTCGTTCCCCTTGCGTCTCTCGGAGCCGGGTTCGCGGTGATGGCAAAGGTGGTGGGGCTATGACAGACTGGAAACCCATGCAAGCCAATCTCGGCGTCACAGCCGATGGCATACCCGGGCGCAACACCTTCCGCGCTCTGTTTCAACGTCTCGGAGCCGACACGGGGCGAGCGGTTGAACTGGCGCTGTCAGCCAACGTCCACTTCCCGGCCTATGGGATCATGGACAGCAAGAACAGGCTCGCGCACTTCATGGCCCAGCTATCCCACGAAAGCGGCGGCTTCCGCTACATGGAGGAAATCGCTTCCGGCGCCGCCTACGAGAACCGGCGCGACCTCGGTAACACGCAGCCCGGCGACGGCAAGAGATACAAAGGGCGCGGGCCGATTCAGCTAACGGGCCGGGCCAACTATCGGGAATATGGGCAGGCCATCGGGATCTATCTGGAAGAGCATCCAGAGATCGCCGCCATCCCTTCCATCGGCCTGCATATCGCCTGTGAATATTGGAAGCGCAAGGGGCTGAACGCGCTGGCCGATGCCGACAATCTGGAAGCGATCACGCGCAAGGTGAATGGCGGAGTTAATGGGCTGGCTGATCGCAAGCAGTATCTCGGCAAGATGAAGGGGCTGCTGGCATGACCATTCTCGACGCCCTCAAAGGCATCAACGGCAGTTACGAAATCCAGCGCATCATTGGTGCGTTCGGCTCGGTCGTGTTCATCGTGTCGGCTCCCGCGCTGGTATGGGCGGGCAAGATCACAGCGTCCTTCGATAGCTTCTGCCTTGCCTACCCTGCGGGTATCGCTGCCTGCATCGGCGCAACCGCTGGGGCGATCGCTCTGAAGGACCGGCAAATTGCGCGGGCCAAGGTTATCGAGAGGACGGGGGAATGATCTTCCTGCTCCCTCTCCTGATCTTCTACGGTTGCACATGGGAGAGTGACGAATGAACCTGTTGCCATTCTCCCTTGGCCTCCTGCGCGCCCACTGGAAGCTGATAGCCCTCGCCCTGCTACTCGCGGTCATCGGCGTCCAGCAATTGCGCGTCACGGGGCTGAAATCGTCCCTGTCTGCGGAAAAGGCAGGTCGCATGGCTGACCGAAAGGAATACGAGCGTGCACAGATGGAGGCGACGGCCAAAGCCTATGCCGCGAAGATCAAGAAGGAAGCCGAATATGAAGCCGAACGCGAGAAAGCGGACCTTGCTGCTGCTGACCTTGGCAAGCAGTATCGCGCTGCCGTCCTGCGCTACCAAGCCGCTCAACGTGAGACCGGCGGAAGCCATTTGCCCGTCTCCGCCGAAGCCGCCGAAAGCGTTGACCGACTCGGTGGACCTTCCGTCCTTCCTGTCGGGCAACTGATGATCCCGCAGGCTGACGCTCTGATCTGTGCGGATAATACCGCCAGGCTACAAGCGGCGAGGGATTGGGCGTTGTCGCTGGATAAGGTGGAGTAGCCCTAACTCGCCACATAGCCAACGAACGCCACCGTCAACACAGCCAGAACGATAAGGCCGCCGACGAGGAATTGCGTGGGGCCGGATAGCTTGCGGGACTCGAAAACACAGCGTCCGCGCCTGATACATTCCCCCCGCCGATCGCCGTAGCACATGGCGCACTTATCGGTCACCTCCCCTCTCCTTCCATAAGGGCGGTGATGCCAATATATGCCAAGCCAATGCGGGCATTGCTGCGCGTCCAGCGGCAACGGACCAGCACGGGGATAATGCCGATGTATCGGAGCGGCCATGCAGCCACCTCCCAGCAACGCCACCAGCGCGAGTGAAACGGGTTCTGATCCACCTTCTCAGCCAT